ACTTCTACTCTCTTGACTAACTGCTTCTCAAGTATCTGAGATATCTGATCATTGAAAGTCACAGCTTGTACTTTAAAGTAAGTTGAGTCACCGTTGCTACTAACCCAATCATGATACTTCTTTATCACCACACTCATGTTCTCTATAGTAACTGCATCTTTTTGGAGTAGACCCAATACAACATCATCCTTACTAATATAATTAGGACTAACACCTAGATAAGAACATAGACCCTTAAAGTTGACATGATTTCTACTTCTTTGATCACTGATCCTATAACCATATTCTTCAAACAACATGAGAATATAAACTAGACTCTCAAAGTAATTTGAGTTAGCCATGATTTCCATTGCCAATACAGTATTATCTGTGTCACCGCTATTAAACATCCCGCAGAGTGTATTGTACATAGTCTCATCTATAGTAACAGCATCTGTACCATTGATATACTTAAGCAAAGAGTCTTCATGATAAATATCTTTACCTTCATAAGACTTGTATTCTTCTACACGGTCTGCTTTGATATAGTAAAAAGGACTACTACCCTTAGAATCTTCTCCAGATAGAGGGTTAGGTACAGCAGAATCAGTTAGTAGTCTCGCTGAATGGTAATCATCTATTACAACATATTCATTTTGGTAGAACTCTAGAGCATCTGTTATCTTTTGTAGATAATAAGTATCAATATTTACATCAGGGACTAAAGCTTCTATAAAGTTCTTAAAACCTTCTGTTGTCATTTTATAAGTCCAATTAGAAGAACATAAATCATCATCAGTTTTATGACCAATGATGATCTTATCAGCTTGTTCTACATCTCTGACAGATTTAACACCAAACTCATTATAGATATTCTTTAGTTTTACTCTTGGTATAGTAACTCCAGTAGCAAAGAATAACTTATCACCTTGCTGAAGATCACACACACGCTTAGCGTCAAATCTTTTAGCATTACCATAGGTACCTTCTACAGCATCTATACTAACTGTAATCTTATAATCTTCATGTTTCTTTGAATGCCAAAAGTGACCATCTTCCAGATCAATATCAAATTTTAAAAATGTTTCCATGTTTAATTAAATTAGATAAGGCAGGAATTACCCCGCCTTATCATTGTTTTAGAATTGTAAGAAGTTCCTTTGGAGGGGAACTGTTTTACGCGTGTTTTACTTGACAGCCATCTTGACTACCTGTGCATTCATCATTAGTTTTTGCCATTTGGTCTTATTGCCATTGACAATTTCTTTAACCATGAAATACTTCAAGTCATCAGAGAATGAATCACAGTCTGTAAGTAGTCTAATCATACGGTTAACCATTGCATCTGGAACAGATTTGTCTTGTGCATGCACTAAACAATAGTTAATGATACGAGTAGCCATTACGCTGGATATATCTGCACGGAAATCATCTCCTGCACCAATCACAGAGTTCAAAGCACCAATCACATAAGACTCACTAGTGTTATTAAGGATCTCATGTGGTGGGATAATCTTATCCATCTGATTATTGATAAACATAGTGAATAGAGATGATACTTCTGGGCCTACTGAACCTTCACCAATCATTTGGATAACCGGTAACTCATCTTCAAACTTCTTAATAGAGCTGATAGAATTAAAGAAGGTAGTAATAGCTCTTGGATTAACAGATGTAGTTACTATCTCTGGATTCATCAACAAGAAGTTGATACATCTACCGTCAATATTAACTGACTCTGCCCAACGAGCCCATACTTTCTCACAAAACTTTATCTCAGTAGAGATAAATCTAGTCTTCTGAGCTATGTCAAGACTGGTAACATTATAGTCACCATTGTCCGGATTGGTAGTCAGAACAATATGCCAGTTCTTTGGTAGCTTCCATGAGATATACTCTTGGCGGTCAATTAACTCCATAGTGGCTTGCATAAATCTTTGGTCAGCTCTGGTGTAGTCATCTAGTATCAAGAAACCACCTTCTTGTTGTCCCTGAATCCATTCAGGAGCAGCATGTGACATTCTACTTTGACTAGTAGGTCTAAATCCATTCTTGACATATGTCTCAAGCAAAGTTTCTTGAACCCATTTCTTGACACCGTCTTTATTTTCTATCTCAAATTCCTTGAATGGAAAACCAACCAAGTCACCCAACTCTTCTATCTGACTCAAGTTAAGTTTAATAACAGCCATGTTTAGTTCTACAGCCAGCTGCATTAGAGATGAAGTCTTACCTAGACCTGCGTCACCTTCAATATTTACAGCTACAGGAACTTTACCCTGAGCTTGAATAAACTGGTTATTACTAACCATGTGTCCCAAAAATGTTTTTAATTCATCAATGTTCAATTGTACTTGTCCCATCTTTTCTTTTTTTAGAGTTCTAACTTAATCACTTTGCCAGGAAGGCTATCATTCATACTTGACCGTTCAGACAGCACCCATAATACAGGTGCTTTTGGTTGCACTGATGAGTAACACTCACCATCTGTAAAATACACAAGACTTGTATACTTTCTCAGATTGGCATTATAATATTCTAGGACGGGATCAAATTCAGTCCCACCTCTTCCGTGAACTGCCAGATCTTTTTTAGGATCATATGGTTCAATAGATTTAATTGTTGTATCACACTGGATAATAGTAACATCAACCCCGCACTTATGAATGTGATAAATCTCACTCATAAACTCTTGAAGTTCATTGTCACTTACAGAACCTGAAGTATCAATAGCCAACAACATGTGTTGTCTCATCTTAATCTTCAGACCTGGATTGTCAGAATATCTTCTATTCTCTTTTCTTCTAAGCTTCTTTGTATAAACCTTAGTAGATGTACCTGTAAATCTTCTTACATAACCACGCCAATCAAACTTAGGCTTTTCTACCTGTTGGAGTTTCTCAAGTAACTGTTGGATATTACCCGGTACAGTACCTCTCTTCTTTACAGTTTGCTCTGCGGCTTCAGTAAGAATTCTTTGAACTTGCTGTTCAATCAACTTTTGCTCTGCCTCAGATAAATCTTCAAATTCTTCCCATGTAGCATGTTCTGGAATCTCTACTTCTTTATCACCACCAGGACCACCTATAACTACAGTACATTGTCCTTGTTCTAGACCATCAAGTAGTTTATCCATGTTAGGAGAGCCACAAGTACCATTCTCTTTCTTGTCTTCCTTAGCTTGTTTAAGCTTGTCATAGTAATAACGACAACCTGCTTTAAAATCAAGATCCATATCAGCATAGTCTTTGATGTCAATACCACCTTCTGGTAGAAATTCATCATCAATGTACTGATTGATTTCCATGTCCATGGCTATGTTGGCTAGCTTGTGATCAGGAAACTTAAATATTTGATTCAGGTGAAAGAAAGCAATATGTAGTAATTCATGCTTTAGTAAACCTATACGGTGATTTTCTGGTAATTTACCCCAGAAGTCTTCATTAATAGCAAGCTGGTAGTTAATACCATTCTTACTCACACCTGCTGTTGGAACTCTATTAGTCCAAATCTTGTTGAGCATGATTAGAAAGAAACCATAGAACGGTTCTTTCCACATCAAGTCTTTGCTGGCCTTACCCAGTTGGTCATGTTTACTCATCTTTCAGTTGTATTTTGATGTCTAATTTGTCTACGGGGTACCCCATAGTATCTAACATTGCTGCGAGTTGTTTTACATGTCTTTCCAAAAACATGCTTACAATCTCATTTTTATTCTTGTTTTCAATCATAGTTGCCAATGCTCTAGCATATGTCAATGGCTGCTCCATGTTAAAGTACTTCTTTAACTGCTTGTATGCAGTTGGTGAGTTCTGTTCCCATTGATCCTTGTCTGGCTTACCAAACTTATACAGATACGCTAAATATCCAATTTCATCTTTCTTAAACTTGTATGCATTAATTGCCTGGAAAGCAATATATGCATTGTCTTTGTCATCAGAGGTCAACATGATTAGAAGATTCTCTGCTTCTTGCTTGTTTAAAATCATCACTCTTCTATTTTACTTAATAAATTACCTTCATGGCAAGTAGTGTCTGTCTCAGTTATGTAAATGGTATTTATAATTTCATATTTACCAGAAGGTATTAGCATTGATAAAGTACCATAACCACCATCATCATTGTACCAATCTGGAAGATCATCCACTGTTTGCAAAATATTATCCATTACAAAGGAACAAAGTGTGTTATATAAGTCCAAATCTAAATCAATTAGTCTCATTGCCCGTGGTGTATACAATGTAAGGGAATCCATTCTACTAAGAGCAATATGATGATCTATATTTAATTCTTCTGTTGTATATACAATGTCATCAATCTGACCATCTCCACCACCACCTGTATAAGTAATCAGAATACCAGTAATATCATAATTGGCCAAATTAACTAAGAGGCCTGTCATTTCTATTTCTGTCATAGTTACCTTGAAATTATGTGATCTACTACTCTTCCCCAATAATCCCAGCGGTCCATAGGAGCCAAAGCTTTAGCTGCATGAGCAGAGTTTAATGCTTCTTTCTTTGCTTTTTCTGGGCCGTGAAGTTTTAGTGAATTGTTATACAATTCATCAGCTTTTTCTTTTGAACGCATGTTACTTTGTTTTGTAAAACTTACCTAAGATATTCCCGTTCAGGAATCCTTCTTTCTCAAGCACTTCATATTGAAATTGGTGCTTTACTTCCTGATAAGTTAATTCAGTTGCTGAATTACAAATTATCAAGATTTCTCTTTTAATAATCAATCCTGCTTTATGAGCTTCTTTTAGTTGCTGATTGCTACTATAGTAATTCATAAAACTAGGTTTAAGCTCCCGGGTGTATTTCTTTAGCCTTTTATCAGTAACCTGTGCTAAAGCTTTTTTACCAAGTTTCTTTTTAGTATTAGAAAAGAAATTCTTCTTACCTATGTAAGCATAGGAATTTCCATTTAATATAACAGACATGTGATAGATGAATCCTACGGCTCCTTCTGGGATACTTGATTCATCAAACTCTTTACCTTGGTATATCCAACTCATCTAATAAAGATACTAATTTTTCCTTAACTTTAATAAGACCATGTGCTTTCACAGAATCAGATAAATCCTTCTCCATATCAAGCACTACATAGCTAACACCATAGTTTTCCTGATACTTCTTGGCAGCTGCTATACCTGGTTCATCATTGTCAAATAAGACAACAACTTTGTTGAACCTTTGCTTCAATATATGCATACCAGTTTTAGTAATCATACTGTTCTCACTGTCTGGAGCAATTGACTGATAGCCTTTTATTCCAAGTTTTCTAAATGCCATTAAATCTTTGAGAGATGAAGTAATAATCAAAACATCACAACTACTAGAAGTTAACTGATCAGAACCCTGTGTGTAATTCTCAACTTTGATGAACTTCTTCTCTGGATTCTTGGGCATGTAAATCTTGTATAAAGAGCCATCTTCCCGAAAATAACCATAGACATACTTTCTATTGAATTTAACAGACTTGATGCTACCATCTAACTCTGTCTTCTCCATAGTAAAGAACTCTAGCGGAGATACATTGTAGTGCTCTAATAACTTAGAACCTATCTTGTAACTCATCCAATAAGCCTCATCTAAATTAGTCCAGTGTCTAATCTCATAGTCCGTGACCTTAAACTTGTCATGAAACTGATGCTCTACAGTTACAGAGATGTTATTATCCTTGACATAGGCAGCGTAATCTGTGACAATTCTATTCACCGTGTTGGCAAATGTCCCAAGATTAAACAAGCAGGTTACCAAATGAATTGCATCACCCTGATGACCTGAAGAGAAATCCTTGAACTTGTACTGGTCACCAACTGTGTCAAAGTAAATAAACATTGATGGTACCTTGTCACTAGAATTAAATGCTGATAGGATCTTTACATCCTGGCCTGTTAGTCTTTCTTTGAGATTCAGATAGTACTCAAATATCCATTCTCTTGGTACATCTTCTATACCTCCAATAATTGATTTTGTAGATATCATAACGTGTAAATTTAATAGAAAAGGGGGAACCACATGACTCCCCCTTCACTATAAGCTGTAATGCTTAGTCAAGACTAAAGTCAGTGGATGATTTCATTGGAATATCCAAGTCATCATTCCCAAAACCATTAACAGGTTTTACTTCTAGTTTCTTAAGATGAGTTGCCTCATTATAAGGCATTACTTTAGCACCCTTAGCTGCATAAGCATATCCATCTTTAGAACCTTTTGGTAACCACATATCGTAATTAGTGTAACCAGTTTTACCTTCATATTCTTTACCAGCAATACAGAATTCAAGATATTTATCTTTAAACGGAGCTTCTGTAGCAAAAGCATTTACCAATTGCTCAATTGTATCATACTTGTTATCTTGAGCTAAGAACCAATCATTGATTCCAATACTCTTACACAAGTTCTGTAAGAACATCATGATAGATCTATCTCTCTGAATCTTGATACCTGACTTGGTCTCACCATCAGCAAATGCATATTGGCTAGCCTTAACTCTACCAATCTGACCTGCATAGTGACCCTTGCTCTCATCATCTTTATCAATCATGAAACCTTCAAATCCTTCAATAGGCTCAGTCTCCATGTTCATCATGAAGTGTACTGCGTCTGGAATAAATTTGAAATCTTCCAAATACACACTGTTAATTTTCAATGTGTGGTTTCCCGGTGCAAATGTTTTAGGTAGTCCCCCACCTTCTTTGCCTAAGTCTGTTGTGCTTAATGCCATCTTTCTTTGTTTTATTTGTGTAAAAATACTTTGTCCCACGTTGTGTGTAGGACACCGTCAATCATTTCTGTAATTACTATCTCTTCATTTCTGAGATGTTCTGGTCTAGCACCACAAGTGACTTCATCATTGGTCTTGAATGATAGAATGGTCTTATTACCTTTTCTAAACATGTAACCAATAGCATCAGCCTGTGCGCAGATCATTGATTTAATCTTACCTGTCAAGTCAATGTTGGCAGACATAACTAGTTCACCTTTATCATCAACTTGTTTGTCTTTGATATGACCTGATAAGATTATTGTGGGCGCTAATGTATCAATAAAATCCAATACCTGAAAGAATGCTTGTCTGATATACAGATAACCTGCACCGTTTGGCAAGTTAGC